GATGGAGTCAATAACAATCATCAGACGATCTCCACGATCTACGTTCTGAAGTTGTTGCATGATGTCGAACTTCAATTGCTCTACATCAGTGATAGGTGTATGGAGAACACGATTAGTATCAATACCAAAGGAATCAAAGTAAGACTGTGGAGTACCGAATTCAGAGTCATAGAACAACAGAGCAGCGTCAGGGTATTTGTCAAGGTAAGACTTAGCCATCAACAAAGAGAACGCAGTCTTAAAGTGTTTCGATGGACCAGCCCACATTGTAAGACCTGGAGTGAGACCACCATCAAGACGACCAGAAAGGGCTACGTTGATGATTGGAATTGAAGTAGGAATCATATCCTTCTTAGTGAAGAACTTAGATACGTTAAGGACAGCAGAGTCCTTAATCGTAGTGTTCTTCTTGATTTTATCAAGAATGCTCATTGTTATCCTTACAGAGATTTATACAGGCTAGACTGCGCTACGAATTGTTGTTTCCAACCCCACTCATCGAGAACCAACTGATTGAAGATATGTTCTTCAACTTCGATGATTTCTTCCACAGACAATTCCAACATACGAATTGCTCGGTTATAGTTATCGGCATAGTTCATTGGTGCTGGTGGCATCTTCTGGAAAGTAAACTTCTCCAGATCTGATGTGTTAGCGATCTTCAAATTAGCTTTGGCAACCTTCAACACACCAACTTTATAATCTACTACAGCTTCGTCATAATCTGCCACGTGCTTGGTTGCGTTTTGTTTAACGATCGCCAGCAACTCGAGACGATTCATCTTTACACTATTCATAACATTCCTTCTAATATCTTGCATTTACTTCAACCACTCTAACAGAGCTTCTTCATTCATCAAACCTACATGACGTTTGACCTCATTCTCTTGAGCATCAACTAAAATCATAGTTGGAACAGAACGAACTTTGAACTGTTGAGTGAGCATAATGTTCTCATCAATATTCACATCTTCGATTGGAACTGTGACTTTATCACCAGCGCCTTTAACTACCATGGATAATCCTTTACATGGACCACACCACTCAGCGTAAAATTTAAAAACTTTCATATTCATCTCCTAAAAATATATTATACACTATCCCCATATGCAAAGCAATTATTTCTGGGGAACATCAAACACAAATGTAACTCTTACTTCATTACCAATATTCTTAGTTCCATGGGGTAATTTATTATTGAACCATAGCAAGGTTCCAGGTTCTACCGTAACAGATTCATCGCCTACTGTGTATATGTATCTGCCTTGGATGGACAGATGATAGCGGTCTCTGGTTTGGTAGTATTGTCCAATGTCAACATGCTGTCCTACTTCGCCACCAACTGGGAGTGAAAGAAAACCGCAGCGACTGACTTTCTTAAAGTGTCGTTTGGCAAAGCCAATAACTTCAGTGTGGTGTTTGATAGCTGGAGTTGGAATACAAATATCTGTATCTCCAACGTAGTCTCCAATGTTTTCTATACCACCCATAACAAGTTGTAACACACCAGCTTGAACATCTGGGAATCCATAGGTAAGCATGGACTTTGCTCCATCCATTCTTGTTTGAACTCCCCAGTCTTCTGGGTGCTTCTCCAACTGTGCCAAAATCTTTGATACATTTAGATTAGTTTTAATAATGCGAATGTTACTCATACTCTTGGACCTAACACCCATCCAACTAAACTTTTTCTAATCCCAGTTTTGATCGGCAATACTTCATGCATTAATCCAGAATCAAAGAATGTAATAGACCCATATGCTTTGTTAAATTCAAAAGTAGTATCGCCGTTATAAGCAAGAACTTCTCCACCTGTATATGTATCTGGGTGAGATAGCTGTAAACTAAATGAAAGCGAACGTCGCATGCCAGTATATGATTTAGTTTCATCTACATGTGGTCCATAAAACCCAGCATAAGATGAGTCATATTCTGTATACTGTAATAACTCTAACCCATACAAAGTTTTGTTAAAGTTTATACCATTTGCATGTTTTACAGCTTGCGATAGTCTTTCATATAACCAGTCAGAAGACGGATCTTGAAGAAAACTAACATTAGATCTTCTAACATCATTATGTACCTCACTAGAAGAACCAATTAACGCAGGTCTTAATTGAAGTTTACTTATATCTGATAACAGACAATCTATCTCCTCTTGAGAGAAAAAAGACTCAACGCATATCGCTGGCTTATAGGATTCTTCTTTATATAATGGGTAGTATCTATGATTAACCAAAGAAATCCTCCAATGAACTTTCTTCTTGTGTTCTCCAACCAAGGGGTTGAATAACAATCTGGAGGGCATCAAGAAATACCTTTTCAAATTGTTTGTCGTAATCAATATATGTATTCAATCCAAATTCAGTTGGTAACTCTTGGCTGAATGCAATCACATCTTCCTGTAGAGGATTCGGCGTACGAACATATACAAATTTGATCTTATCACCATCGCGAATCGCAGCATACTTCTTATCGATGCCGTGCTTCTTGATATAGTGATTGTAAAGCAGTGCACCACGAACGTGGATTGGAGTACCCTTAGAATAGATTGGAGAACCAGCGTACTGTTTCATACCATTTACACCACGAGGGAATGCGACGTCAGCCAGAGGCATCTTGTCGAATTCCTTTTTGAACTCTGTGACATACTTATGTAGTTCTTTTTCGTCACCCAAAAGGATAACATCAATAGAGTCTTTCAGTTTACTACGAATGACAGCTGGTGTCGAAGACTTAACCATCTCAAGACCCATAACCTTAACCTTAGGCTTGGCAAACTGCACACCTTCAGAATTATGGACGTTCATAATGTAACGCTTCTTCGCAGTCCAGATGGCTTTATCAGCAAGAACTTCTCGCTTCATAACCATCTTCTGAGAATATGCATTCATGTACTGAGCCAATTCCTGATAACCAGTGTCAATGAATGGTTGGAAAATCTCTTCACAGACTTTGTCCATGTACTTGATCTTTTGTTCAGTAGTCTTACCAGCACATGTGTGTTCAACTAAAGTCTCAAGAGTTAGATAGATTGAGTCAGTATCGATGGCAATGATGTAATCTTTACCTTCGGTCTTCATCACCTTGTTCATGTAAGCATTGATCTTGTTAGCCATCCAACGAATAGACAACTGACCAGATGTGGTAATACCTTCAGCCATACGAATATCAAAGTATCGGAAATACTGATTACCCATAGCACCATAAGCAGAGTTCAGTGCAATCTTCATTGCCATCTGCAGGTTGTTTAGTCGACTGATGTCTTTTAGAAGATGAACCTTAGACTTATCATTCTGATACTCTTGTTCGACACCAAGCATCTGCTTCTTGAACTTGGAACGATCCTTGTACATCTTCTCCATCAACTCAGGCATAAAGCCTTTAATGTCTTTACGATAGCACCAACCGTTGGCAGTTACAGTTAGATCTCGCTTGTGTGCGTAGCTAGTATCAACTTCTTGGTTGAGCAGCTTATCAACAGTCACTGGCAGTTTCTCTGAAGTCAGAGTCTCTGGTGAGATGTTGTATTGCATAATCAAGTGAGGATACAGAGAGTTCAAGTCGAATGATGCAACCCACTTGTGAAGACCAATCAATGGATCCTTAACGAACGCACCTTCAAACTGCGCATCTTTACCAGAGTAAGACTTGGCTGGGATGACAATACCCTTAGCTCGCAGATGGTTATAGATGATAGAGTCCCACATACGAACTTGTGAGTAAACGTCTTCCATATTGATCTTGGCTTGGTACGCCATCGTGAGATGCAACTCAAGCAGACGCATCTTGTCGTCCATTCGGTCAACCAACTCTACGTCATGAATATTATACTCAACGAATTGTTGCCAATGGTTTGTGTAGAAGTCCTTGAATGAATCACCTGGATTTTCTTTCTTACGATCGCCAAGTTCTTGTTCAGCAATGTAATCAAGACGATAAGACTCTTGCTTTTGGTAAGTGTACTTTTTGTAGAGTTCTAGATAGTCTAGCTGAGCAATACCCACGATGTCGTAGTGAATCTCTTCATTACCTTTGATGAAAGTCTTACGCTCATTGACATAACCCCATGGGCTAATCTTGTTGGCAAAAGAGTCACCAAGTTCTCGAGTGATACGTCGAACCAGATATGGCATATCGAAGAAGTCAGTGTTCCATCCTGTAACAGCATCTGGGTAGTTGCCCTGCCAGAAAATCATAAACTCTTTAAGGAGTTGCTGTTCGTTGGAGCAGTTGATATAAACCAGATCATCACGATTGTGAACGAACGCACCAACACCGAATGTGATGATACGCTTGGTGAATAGATCTTTAATCGTGATCAATGTCACTTCTTCATTGGCAGTCTTGATGTCGGGGAAACCAGACTCAGTCTTTGTCTCAATGTCGATGGTAAAGATCTTGAATAGATCCATGTCCCAGTTGACAAGGGTATCGTAAGTATCACTGAGATATTGATAGGCGTAGTTGGTCTGTCCATAGACTGGGAAACCTTCGATGCCTTCGTAACGTTTAATAAAGTCACGAGTCTCGCGGATGGATCCAGGCTGGACTTCATCAACGAACGTACCCTCCAGTGTTTGCCACTTGGAGGGTTTCTTTGCTGGGACATAGAGAGTTGGGGAGAAGTCGACTTTGCGTTTATATGGTCGACCATTCTCATAACCACGCACAAGGATCTTGTCTCCGAATGCGTGGGCTGATGTGTAAAATTCCATTAGTTCTTTCCGTACATTAACATCATTGCGTCATAGGCGCAATCATGAACTGGATGGTGTTTGATAACTTGTGCTCGTTCAAACTCTGGATGATCAACACCACAGTAACCATTTGATGTGCCGTACAAGATATCTACTGCAGTGCGAACGTCACGCCACTGTGCGTATCCTGTCAACGGCTCCATGCCTAATTTCGTAGCCAATGAATCGATGGCTAACTGGTCAAGGGAACCACGCGCCCACATAGTTTGCTTACGTGAGTCTGAGTGTTTGTTCATATAGTTATGAAGAATCGTCATACCATCTTCGGCTGATACGTCTTCGCTAGATGGGTCAAGAGAAACCCGACGAACATACTCGTGTTGATTCTTCCACCACTCAAGTGTGGACAGAGTTACAGTGCGCCCGATCTTCGCCTGTTCTTTAGCTTTGAATTTAACAAAGCAAGCGCCATCCAACATCTCTTGATAAGATGGTTTCTTTTCTGGGTCGAAATACACTAATGCTGCAGATAGAACTACAGCATTAGATTCTACACCAAGTGTTTCAACGTCAAACATAAACATTATCGAGACTCGCCTTCTTTTGTAAACAGAACCCTAATCTTATCTTCTTTTGACCAAGATTTCAAATATGAATTGTCTACATCGCAAACTGCAAGAGCTTCTTCCTCAGAGATAACTCGATGAGATGTAATCTGTTCACCTAGCCACTCTTGCGAAAACTCTTTTGCAGTTTCCATTGTTACATCATCAAGCGCATACTCTGGATGATCAGCTGGTGCTTCAATCACATAGCGCATACGAAAGGTGGAGATTGTATCCACTATCACCCATACTTTATCAGACATTTTGATTTCTTTCAGCTTCGTGTTTGTCGCACAGGGTACGAATCCAACCACCGCTACGACGTTCGCCTTTATCACCACATGTTTCACAAGAATGTTCAGCCCATGCTTCTGCAATACGAACCATGCCATGAATTTGTTCGTCACCACCATCGTAGTAGAAACGAAGACCACCAAACTTTTCTTTAATCTGAGCAACTACTACCTGTTCAACAACTTGTTCTTTCCTATTAGCCCAGTCGATGTGATGTTGGATATTGGCACAAAGAGTTTCAATGATGTGCCACCAACCTTTACCTACTGCAAAGCCACCATATGCTCCAACAAACATGGCAGGGTACTTCTCTTCCATTCGCTTAGCGAAGTCATCATACTCTTTCAATTCATCCATAATTATTTCCTAAAGTTAAATGGGCATTTACTTATTTTCACATTCTTACGAAAAGGCGAAAACATCTTATACAACTCCGCCAATTTAGTATGTGGGTTTGTTTTCTTAATTGTGGTCGTCACCCAACCCAATTTAGTATACTTCTCAATTAAATCAAAATCAAATTCCTGTTCTAGTTTAACTGTGCTGCCATCTTTAGGATGGAATCTCAAATAGAACAATGGGTCACCACGTTTGATATTAATGTAAATTCGATTAGTATTATTTGGTGTAGAATTTTTAACAATAGAAGCAATTTCTACACTACGGATCCAATCTCTGATATTGAATTTACCACTAACAATCATAGTCTTATTAACGAAATCACTCTGATGGTAGTAACAAGGAACAGTTTCAATCTCAACATCATCATCTGTCATAAACAACAGAAAATGATTCAAAGAAAATAAAACGTCACCAGTCTCTGGAGCATCATTAACTCTATGTTGTAAATATTTCTCTACAAAGTCACGATCTTTATCTAATTTAACAGTTCGTTCTACTGGATCGATCATGATAGAAACATCAAACGGTGCTCTAAAAATGTACGTATTTTTAAACGTGTCTATGAATGCTGGGCATGTATAATGTAACATCCCAGACTGGGTTTTAGCTAGATTCGGTAACAACTTTTCTGGAGGAATTGCTACAACATTATCTGCTCCCATAGCTTCTATTAGATTAAATGCAGCATTAGTTGATATCATCCATCTAACTAAACTCATATTAACCCCAAGTTCTATGATTTTCAGCGATGTGTTCAATACCATCATACTCACCGATGTGCCAGTTAATTCCATCTGGGATTTCCACAACAGCTAACTCTGCACAATCACCCC